CATTCTTTATGAAATCAAAAGGCCAAGCTATTCGCTCTTTTGATGAACTTACAAATGATCCATCCACACAAATTAATAAATGGCCCGCTGACTTTACACTTATGGAACTCGGCGAATACGATGATTCCAACGGTTCATTTCATACACTACCTGTTCCCACATCATGCGGAACCGCATTAGAATTTAAAAAAGAAATTCAACACCGTATGTCTCAACCTGAAACTACAGACGCGAGATTAAATCAATGAACAATGAACTAACTTCAGAAATGCAAATTAAAAAAGAAAAACTTCAAGCTCTATATGATGAGTTACAAACAACAAATGATCATCTTCGAAAAATACAAATTTATTTCGAAATACAAATCTTAAACCACTTTGAGGATTAATCAATGAAAGATTATGAATTACGAGTCAAGTACGACGAGTTAATGCAAAAATATCTTGAATTAAAAAAACTCTATTATACTTCACAAAACATGCTCGAAAACATTCTCGAGGTTTACTGCCTCGAAATTAAGGACAAACACAAAAAATGAAATCAGTAATGAAACACCAGTTCTCACAAGTACCAAAAGCCGAAATTAGTCGGTCTACATTCAACCGTTCTCACGGCTATAAAACTACATTTGACTCTGGTAAATTAGTTCCTGTATTTCTAGATGAAGTACTGCCTGGCGATACCTTCAACCTTAAAATGGCAAGCTTCGCCAGGCTTGCTACTCCAATTGTCCCAATAATGGACAATTTATTCTTCGATACATTCTTCTTCTTCGTCCCTACCCGTTTAGTATGGGACAACTGGCAAAAATTTAATGGCGAACAAGCCAATCCCACCGATTCAACTGACTTTCTTATTCCTCAAGTTGAACTTGAACCCGGCTCTACTGATGCCGGAAAACTTGCAAATTATCTTGGTATTCCAGGCCAACTTGCAACCACCATCTCTGTAAATGCCCTACCATTTCGTTCAATAAATCTTATTTGGAACGAATGGTTTAGGGACCAAAATTTACAAAATTCAATCGCAGTAAATAACGATTCTGACGGCCCTGATGCCGGTAGCGACTATACTTTAGATTCTATTCGTCGAGGAAAACGCCACGATTACTTTACTTCATGTCTTCCATTTCCACAAAAAGGACCATCGGTTACAATTCCATTAGGAACCTCTGCCCCAATTACCGGTTTCGGTAAACAAGATCAAACTTACGGCGGAACTCCAGTCAGCGTATATCAAACAGACGGAGTCGTAACTGATACATTCGCTTCTGCTTCAGGAACCGATATCGCAGCTACTGGACGCATGTACGTCGAAGAAGATCCTGCTAATGCTGGATTTCCAAATATCCGCGCCGATCTATCTGCTGCTACTGCTGCAACAATCAATGCCTTACGCCAATCTTTCCAAATTCAAAAATTATATGAACGCGACGCCCGCGGCGGTACTCGTTACACAGAAATTATTAAGGCACACTTTGGTGTGACCTCACCTGACGCTCGTTTACAGCGTCCTGAATATCTTGGTGGTAACAGTACTCCAATTACCGTTACCCCAATCGCTCAAACCTCATCAACCGATGCAACCACTCCCCAAGGCAATCTTGCCGCAATGGGAACCATGTCTCAAAATTCTGCAGGCTTTACTCATTCATTCACCGAACATGGCTATGTCATCGGCTTCGTAAATGTACGAGCCGATCTAAACTATCAACAGGGCTTAAATAGAATGTGGTCACGTCAAACTCGATTTGACTTTTACTGGCCTGCTCTTGCTCATATCGGTGAACAAGCCGTATTAAACAAAGAAATATACCTTCAAGGAACCGCTCAAGACGAGGGCGTCTTCGGGTATCAAGAAAGGTTCGCCGAGATGAGATACAAGCCATCTCTTATTACTGGTATCTTTCAATCAACTGATCCTACTACATTAGACATCTGGCATCTTGCTCAAAACTTTGACACTTTACCTGCATTAAATGCCGAATTCATTATTGACCGTCCTCCTCTTGACCGTGTACTTGCGGTCACTGACGAACCCCAAATGCTACTTGACTGCTATTTCAATCTTAATTGTACTCGGCCTATGCCTGTATACTCAGTGCCCGGCCTGATTGATCACTTCTAATGTCAGTATGGGATGCAATCGCCGGCATAGGCGGAACTGCTGCAGGCTTACCAATGGTACTCGGTTCTGCTGTATCCGGTGTCGGTGGTTTAGTTGGGGATATTATCAATACCAACGCCACGAACAACGCCAATCGCGATATAGCGGGCGACCAAATACGTTTCCAAGAACGCATGAGCTCTACTGCATATCAAAGGGCTATGGCAGACATGCGTGCTGCCGGCCTTAATCCAATGCTTGCGTTCTCACAAGGCGGTGCTTCTACACCAGCCGGTGCATCCGCTACAATGCAAAAAGCCAATATTGGTGAAAATGCTGGTCGATTAGCTACGTCGGCAATTTCTGCCGCTCAAACTATGGGCGATCTTGAATTAAAAGCCTCACAAGGCGAACAAGCTAAAACTCAATCTCTTAACAACATAGAACAAGCTAAAAACTTAAAAGCAAATACTGCAAAAACTATTGTAGAAACTCAAAAACAAAAAAATGAACTTGGTAAATCTAATCTCTCTGCGACCTTTTGGAATCAATTATCAAAAGGTGCTGATCAAATATGGAACAGCCCAAATTCTGCATTCAGCGGTATCGCTGCCCAGAAAAAATTTCAAGATTTTATGAAAAATCCTCAAAAGGGACCTATGAACAAATACACTTCTCCAAAATTCAGACTAAAATAAAGGAACTTATGAAATATAAAATCCCATACACACGAAAAATTTCAAAAGGTATCAAATTTGATACCCCATCTAAAACCATCCAATCTGCTAAGGATGAATGTGATATCAACATCATCCTAAAAAAATATAAAACCACTGGACAATTACCTGACTTAATTAAGTCAAATCCTCAATACGGGGACTTTTCTCAAGTCTCCGATTATCAATCAGCCATGAACGTTATTGTTCATGCTCAAGAACAATTCTCGGCATTATCTGCCCATGTTCGTAAACGCTTTAACAATGACCCAGCCGAATTTCTCTCATTCGCTCAGGATGCCTCTAATTCAAGCGAAATGATTAAGCTAGGCTTAGCCTCCAAAAAACAATCCGATGCTCCTAAATCGGCTCCTATAAACTCACAGGCGTCTTCGGGAACCGAAGCGGCTGTACCCGCCGTAGGCGAGGGGCCCAAGTGAAACTTGGGAAAGCACAGTTAACCACTAGATATTAACTGTGCTAGGTGACACCGAAGGTGGAACCTCTCTCAAAAAAGCCACATACCCCCGCAAAATACTCAAGTGTTCTTAAAACAGCTTAAACTTCTCTAAACAAAACCCGAAAGGTAACTATGCAACGCAAAAAAATGTCTTACAAAAAATCAAAAAAATACTTCAAAAAAACTGCTTCAAAAATTCACAAAAAAAACATCCAATCAAACCCAATGCGCGGTGGTATTAGGCTTTAAACAAAAAACGGCCCAAGGGACTCCATCCCAAGGACCGTCAACAAGACAAGGAAACGAGACCTATGCCTTGCTATAAACCAAATTTAGCATTCCAGCACAAAACTATCAAGCAACCACTCCGCTTCGTCGGACGAAAACATTACCGCAACGAAGACGGTACTGACCCTTATCAATCACCCGAATATAACCATTACATGAGGAACTCAAATTGGACTCCTCTTGTCTTACCATGCGGCCAATGTGTACATTGCCGCCTACAGAATTCCCGCGAAAAGGCGATAAGAAGTGTGCATGAAGCACAACTTCACCAAGAAAATTGCTTTCTCACTCTTACTTACAACGATAAGTACCTTCCTGCTTCTGGTTCTATAGAACCAGATACAATACAAAAATTCATGAAACGCCTCCGCAGGAAATTCCCTAACACACAAATCCGTTCATCCGGCTGTGCCGAATACGGAACAACTTGCAAATCATGCAAAAAATCAAAAGTCTACTGTGTCTGCAGTGACTTTATACCCGACATTGGTCGGCCCCACTACCATCTAATCCTATATGGATTTAATTTCCCCGATAAAAAACCCGCCGGAGTATCCGGTAACGATTGGTCTAAAGAACAACACCAGATCTACCGATCTGAAATATTGAACGAACTGTGGTCCGATCCGGACACTAAGGAGTCATATGGGTATACCACGATTGGTACGGTTACTTTCGAATCTGCTGCTTACGTTGCTCGATATATTTCGAAAAAAATAACAGGGGATAAAAAAGATGGACATTACGGCAATAGACTTCCAGAACGCGCTGTTGCTGTTTCTAATCGTGAGGGGATTGGTCTCCCTTGGCTAAAAAAATACTATAGCGAATGCTTAGCCAATGATTTTATCATATTAAAAGAAAAAAAAATGAAATTACCCCGATATTACGACAAAAAACTGTCCGAAATGTTCCCTGAACTATTTCAAAAAATTAAAAAAAAACGTGTTGACTCAATCAAAATAATTGATAAAGATTTAACAAAACAACGCCTAAAGGTTCGCGAAAAAATTCACGAACTCAAAAAAGCAAAATTAAAACGAGGATACGAAAATGAAACTTAAAATATTCAGCGTTTACGATTCCAAAGTAAACGCATACATGACTCCATTCTTTATGAAATCAAAAGGCCAAGCTATTCGCTCTTTTGATGAACTTACAAATGATCCATCCACACAAATTAATAAATGGCCCGCTGACTTTACACTTATGGAACTCGGCGAATACGA